AAAAAACATAAAGTAACCATAGATTTAGGATCCTCAGAAGACTTTACCAATGAAGAAATAATAGAGTATGTAAGCTCTTTAGTTGATTTTATAAGAGATTATGTAGATATACCAGAAGGTAAGTCTATTTTAGATATAAACCAAAAAGACGACATAGATGGTGGCTCAGAAATAAACATAACAAGCAAAAAAGATTCGAGACATCCTTTACCTGAACTGGACATAATGAAAATTATTTTCCCTAAATCCGAAAACAAAGGCGGTTCGGGGGGTCAGTTAGTTGATATATAAAAATAGTATATTTATAATAAAAGATATACAGATGAAAAGATCTGAACTTAAGAACTACATTAGAGAGACTATCCTAAATAAACTTGATGAGGCAGCAGAGATCCCTATTGATACTACGGATAAAGACGAATCAGATATAGAAAGGGACATAAAAGCTATAAAAAAGACGGGAGATACTCCAGTAGTAGCGGAGTCTTCTAAAAAAAAAGACTAAACGTATTTGATTTTGACGATACGTTAGTTACGACAGACTCTAAGATATATCTTACCAAAAAAGACGGTTCTGAAGAAACTTTGCTTCCTGCAGAGTTTAATCAATATATCCCACAGCCTGGAGATAAGTTTGATTTTTCCGATTTTGACATTGTAAAAGGAGCAGAGGAACTTCCGCTTATGAAGAAGTTTGTGGAGCTTAGCAAAAATAGTGAAGATAACCGTATTTTTGTTTTAACCTCACGAGCTATTTGGGAGCCTGTAGCCAAGTATCTTAGGAGTATAGGAGCAAACCCATCCGGGATAACTGTTAGAGCGTTAGCCTCATCAGATCCTCAGGATAAAGCAAAATGGATTGAAAATAAAGTTGACAACTATGGTTATAATAGTGTCTTTTTTGCTGACGATTCTATAAAAAATGTACAAGCAGTACAAGATATGTTAGACCTAAATAATATAGAAGGAGAAGTAATACACATAAAATGATTGCATATATAAATAAATATTGGTATATTATAGTAATATTAGTACTTCTATCAGGGAATTTATTCTTTTTATTTGGAGGTAATGAAGATTACATCTTAGAATACGAAGCAAAGATTTCTTTGTTAGAAGAACAGATACAGGAGATACAGGGAAAGAATGTAGGTCTTAAATCTGAGATAGAAGAACTTGAAAGCAAAGCAGAATCTCTAAATAAAGAGATTGAGGTTGTAGAACAGAAACGAATAGACATAATAAAATCATATGAATACTACCTTAAAGATATTCTTGAGCTTGATGATACTGAACTTGAGCGTTGGTTTAGCACAAGATACCCAGCAGATTCAACTTCAACCACAAGTAGCACGATTAGTAGTAACTGATCTGTTAGAGGGGGATCAAGCGAAGCTAGAAGTAAAACTATTAGATCAGGAAGTAACACTATTAAAGGACAAGATAAAAGTCCTTGATAGTATTGCAGGAAAGAAAGATGTTATTATCTCAAACTATGAAGAGATTTTAGGCAAGAAAGATAATCAGTTAAATCTTTCTAATGAGCTATCAAAAAAGCTACAAACAGATTTAAAAAAGCAAAAAGCTAAAGCAAAACTATTTCAGATGGGATCTGGAGTATTTGCAATAGCAGCAATCGCATTAGCTCTATAATGGCAGTAAAAGTAAAAGATTATAAAAAAGTAATGCGACAGGAGCTTGTTAAGTGCAAGTCTGACCCTGTGTACTTTTTTAAAAAATACTGTTATATTGCCCATCCACAAAAAGGGAAGATACATTTTAATACCTACCCATTTCAGGATAAAGTATTAAAAGTTGTAAGCAAAAACCCCTATTCTATTATTCTTAAGTCAAGACAGCTTGGTATCTCAACTCTTTCAGCAGGGTACGCTTTATGGTTAATGACTTTCCACGAAAACAAAAACGTACTTGCATTAGCAACAACACAAGCAACAGCTCGTAACCTTGTAGATAAGGTTCAGTTTATGTATGATGGTTTACCATCGTGGATGAAAATAGATTCAGTTGAATACAATAAACTTTCACTGATTTTAAAGAATGGTTCAGGGATTAAAGCTAAATCATCTTCACCAGATGCGGCACGTTCAGAGGCAGTATCTTTACTTATTATTGATGAGGCAGCGTTTATTGACAACATTGACGAGACATGGGCTTCTGCACAGCAAACCCTAGCAACTGGTGGGGGTGCTATTGTACTCTCAACACCTAATGGTATTGGGAACTGGTTTCATCAGATGTGGGCTAAAGCAGAGGCAGTAGAGAATGACTTCATACCTATTAGACTTCCTTGGGATCTACACCCTGAAAGGGATAAAGAGTGGAGAAAAAAACAGGATGAACTTTTAGGACCGAGAATGGCAGCACAGGAATGTGACTGTAACTTTAACTCATCGGGTACTACAGTATTTATTCCTGAGAGTTTAGAATATATTGAGAAGATGCAAATCCAAGAGCCTTTAGAAAGGAGAGGTCGTGACGCAAACTATTGGATTTTTGAGCATCCTGATTACACAAAAGATTATGTTGTTGTAGCTGACGTAGCACGTGGAGACGGTAATGACTATTCTGCATTTCACATTTTTGATTTAGAGAATAACGTACAGGTCGCTGAATACAAGGGGCAAATACCGACAAAGGACTACGGGTATTTGCTTGTTGAAGCAGCTACATACTACAATAAGTCATTACTAGTCGTTGAGAACGCATCTATTGGCTGGAGCACATTACAGACAATACAAGAGATAGGATATCAGAACTTGTACTACACTCCAAGAGGAGAAGCAACTATTGACAGTTACTATGATCCTTACGCAGATCAATCAGCATCAACGGTAGGTTTTACAATGTCATCTCGTAATAGACCTATGATTGTCTCAAAACTAACTGAATACGTGGACGAGAGAGCGGTTACGATACGTTCTAAGCGTACTTTATCAGAGTTACGAGTATTCATATGGAATAGAGGAAAAGCGGAAGCACAGAAGGGCTATAACGATGATTTAGTGATGTCTATGGGTATTGGAATGTATATTCGTGATACAGCTTTAAGGTACCGACAAAGAGGTATTGATATTACAAAAAATGCTCTTGCAAACATTCAAGTAAATAGAACTCCATATCAAGGGGGTTATAACAGTAGTAGAAATAACGTTCCTAATCCTTACGAAATAGACTTAGGAGAAGGGAACAAAGAAAACATAAATTGGCTTTTATAGTAGATATTTATAATTATGGCAGATACTAGACTCTTTAGTAGACTTAAAAGATTATTCTCAACGGATGTTATCATTCGAAATGTTGGGGGTAAAGAGATTCAAGTAATGGACACAAATCAGATTCAAACATCTGGTGAGTTTTCAACTAACTCTTTGATTGATAGATACGGAAGATTATATACAGGAAATCCAACATCTTTATACGGACAACAGTTTAATCAGAACTATCAGTATTTAAGAACGCAGCTTTACAGTGAGTATGATGTAATGGATCAAGATGCCATTATTGCTTCTGCCTTAGATATTATTGCTGATGAATCTACACTCAAAAATGATATGGGTGAAGTTTTACAGATTAGATCATCAAACGAGGACATTCAAAAGATTTTGTATAACCTTTTCTACGATGTGTTAAACATAGAGTTTAACTTATGGAGTTGGGTTCGTCAAATGTGTAAGTACGGAGATTTCTTCTTAAAGTTAGAGATATCAGAGAAGTTTGGGGTCTACAATGTAATACCTTATACAGCATTTACCATTGCACGTAAAGAGAACTTTAATCCTGAGAACCCATCGGAGGTAGTATTTGAGTACAACCCTGACGGATTTACTGGAGGTGATTCAGGTTATTACACAGCACCTTCACAGAAACCATCGCCAAATGTTATTCAGTTCGATAACTATGAGATGGCACACTTTAGATTATTATCTGATGTAAACTATTTACCTTATGGTAGAGCTTACATTGAGCCAGGACGTAAACTTTACAAGCAGTATTCACTTATGGAGGATGCAATGCTTGTTCACAGGATCGTTAGAGCTCCTGAGAAGAGAAGTTTCTTTGTTAACGTAGGATCTATTCCTCCGAATGAGATTGATGCTTTTATGCAGAAGACTATCTCATCACTTAAGCGTACTCCTTATGTAGATCCACAGACAGGAAACTACAACCTAAAGTACAACATGCAGAACATGCTTGAGGATTTCTACATTCCTGTTCGTGGGAATGATGCTGCTACTCGTATTGAAACTACACCAGGGTTACAGTATGATGGTATTGCTGATGTAGAATACTTAAGAGATAAGTTATTTGCAGCACTTAAGATACCAAAAGCATTTTTAGGATATGAAGCAGACCTTGAAGGAAAAGCTACTCTTGCAGCAGAAGATATTAGATTTGCACGTACTATTGATAGAATACAACGCATCCTCTTATCAGAGCTAAATAAGATTGCACTTGTTCACTTATACTCACAGGGGTATGACAATGAGACATTAACAAACTTTACATTGGAAATGACAACTCCTTCTATCATTTATGATCAGGAGAAGATTGAACTTTTAAAATCTAAAGCAGAGCTTGCACAAAGCTTGATAGATCAGAAACTAATGTCTACTGATTGGATTTATGACAACGTATTCCACTTGAGTGAAGACCAGTATGATGAGCAGAGGGATCTTATTAGAGAAGACACTAAGCGTGCCTTTAGGATGAATCAGATAGAAGAAGAGGGCAATGATCCGGTAGAGACAGGCAAGTCTTATGGAACTCCTCATGACTTAGCGTCTTTGTATGGCAAAGGTAGATCATACACAAATGACGACCACGTACCAGAAGGATACGGAAAAGATCAGAAAACAGTAATGGGTAGACCAAAAGATGGTATTACTGACAGAAATAAACAAGACAGTAACTTTGGAAGAGACAGGTTAGGTAATGACGCTAATAAAGAGAAAACTAATCTAAGTGCAAAATCAGAGTTTAAAGGAGGTCCATTGACATTAGAGTCCGCAGAAGTGTCACTTTTAAAGAACAGGGGACTTTTAGAAAACCTTGACAAAAAGATTCTATCAGTAGGAAAAGAGAAAGCAGAAGACTTGCTTGATGAATCTCAACTAAAAGACTAATATTTATATAAAAACCTTTGTTTGATGAAGTTAAAACACAGTAAGTATCGCAATACAGGCATATTATTTGAATTGCTTGTTAGACAGATTACTGCGGATACGCTAAAAGGCGGTGATTCACCGGCATTACCATTATTAAAAAAATACTTTACTCAAAGCCAGTTAGGTAGAGAGTACAAGTTGTATGAGACCTTAATGAAATCTGATGTGATTAGTGAAGGAAAAGCTAACGTACTGATTTCCACTGTGTTAGAGTCATCTTCTAAAATTAACAGAAAACAACTTAAAAGAGAGAAGTATAATCTTATTAAAGACATTAATGAGTGTTACGATGCTTCTACTTTCTTTTCTTCAAAGCTACCGACTTATAAAAGACTAGCTTCCGTTTACACTCTTATTGAGGCATATAACTCAAAAGATCAGGTTGACACAAATCAACTAGTAGACAATAAAATCACTTTACTTGAGTATTTAACAAAGGAGGAGGTTAAATCAAAAGAGGTTGAGAATGATATCTTAAAGGAGTTTAAAAGACAATCTCCAGAGATGCGTTCATTAGCTTACAAGATATTACTGGAGAAGTTCAACGAAAAGTATTCAGAACTTAGTTCAGATCAAAAGAGAGTTTTAAAGGAGTTTATCGAAAGTGAAAACTCAGGAGTAAAGCTAAGAGAGTTTTACAACTCAAAGATAAATGAGTTAAAGGATACTCTTAATGAAGAGATTGAGAACATAGACAACGACGTCATTAAGATTAAGCTTGAGGAAGTTAAGAAATACTTAACTGAGTTAAACAAGACTGAAAAAGTATCTAATGATAATATTGTTGATTTATTAGAATACTTTGAGCTAGTAAAAGAAATAAAGAACAGCCATGGCAAGTAAAGAAGAAATAAGAAATATTATAAAAGAGTATATTCTAAGAGAAGGGGAAGACGAATTATCAGGAGTAGGAGGTAAAGGTGCTCCTAGAAAGAATCCTCAGGACTCTAAGATAGTAAAACTTCTTGATGATATGTTTTCTACTATAAAAGCTACTAATTCTAATATTCTAAGATCAGTTTCTGATAAAGATGGAGTTGGAAAATTAGTACGTGGGTTTATCTACAGATTACCACAGAATACAGGATATTCTTCAGATATAAGTTCTACAGATGCTATTGAGTTTTTGGATGGATTTGATTTTCCTGTGGAACTTTCTAAATATCAATCTAATAAAAAAGATTCAGATGCCGATGGAGTTCCTGATCAAGACGATAATGATATAAAAGAAGTAGATGGTTCAGTATCTGATTTAGTAGCAGGCGATGTTACGAGAGAAAAAGTAAAAGTTGCTTTTGACGCACTTAAAGATGTAACAGATGAGAGGTTGCTTCAATCTCTTAGATCAATGACTGAAATAGAAGATGTAGGATTATTTTTGTTGTATATGATACAGTTTATAAATCAAACTACCCCTGCACCAAACTTAACTAAACAACTAGCTCATCAGTTCATAGACAAATCTTTATCGGATGATTTTGATTCTGTAGCTGCTAGAGAGAAGTATACAGATAAAAATAATACAGAAGAAACAGATTCTGAAGAAGATAACATAGAAGAAATGTCTACAACAGCAGGGGCACCGGCACCAGCTACAAAATACGCTTTCAAGAGAAAAAAGTAGATGAGGGAGTTGTCAAACCACCTAAGGGTGCAGGCAATCTTCCGAAATACATAGCTTCAAAGATTAAGCTAGGACATGCTGCTACTGACGACAAAGGAGTAAAAGATCCTTACTATTTAAAGTTAGGATTTAAAAAGATAGATAGAGAAAAACAGGCAAAACAAAGTAAGGGTACGGATTATGTCGATCTTCATAATGCAACCTACAAATAATATATTTATAATAAAAAAGATATGACTTTACAAGAGCATTATAACCTTATCAAGGAAGGAAAGGGTAACAAAAAGGCTTTTCTTACTGAGGCTAAGCGTAATCACAAGAATGCGATAAGCAACATTAATACTTACGACCAAGCCGTAAATATTCTAAAGAGTAAGCAAATCATAAGCGAGAACACGTATTACGCTGATTTACAGCCTATTACACAGTTTCAACCCACTAATCGTGAGCCTTTTGAGAATAAGTTTGCTGCTTTCTTAGCGGAGCAAAGCAAAAGAGACAAGGACGAAGCTGTAAAGGTAGATGCAAAGAAAGAGTCAGAGCACGTAAAAGAGGTAGGTGATCATAACTATGATTACGAAGATCCTAAAAACGTAAACAATCAAATTGGACAAGAGGTACTCAATGGTATCTACATGGAAGTTCAAAAGAATCCAGAGATCTCACAGGACGACGCAATGAAAGAGGTGATGAAGAACTTGGCTAAGGACAAGCTTTATTATGTCAAAGAGGGTCAGTTTGGAGTAGAGGGTCTTGGATATGAAGAAACTAAATCAGAAGAGGTTTCAGGAAAGCATAAATCATCTGGATATTCGGATAAACTAAAAGCGGTCGTAAAAGAATCCTTAACAGCAGACTCAAGGTTTGGGAACGTAGTTACTTCAGGACATAAAGATTCAATAGCTTCAAAATCTAATGACATCATTAATCAAATGATGAATGAGTTAGAGGATAAGATTGATGAGATGGATGGGTATGACCATGACGAAGGGGAAATAGCACGTATTGATCGTGAGGTTGATATGGGAGACTATATTCCTGGATTAGATGACGGTGAAGGTCCTGGGATGGATTCAGAAGAAATGGACGTTACTATTGTTCCATTAGGGGAAGAAGATGAAGACTCTATCGACGAAGAAGCTATTGTAGCAGACGAGGAGCCAGCAGTTAAGATTCCTAAGAAGAAAAATACAAAAATGACTCTGCAGAAGAGAATGGCAGAGATCGACAAGCTGGGAACAGCTTTAGCGTTAGAAGCAAAGATGGAAGCTATTGACGAGGAAATCCAAGAAAGACAAGATCAAATGACAATGCTTGATGAGAATGAAGCAATGAAAAAGTTGATGGATCCCAAGAAAATGAAAGAGCTTCAAAAAGAAGTCAAGTTATTAGAAAAGAAGCGTGGACAGTATGAGAAGATGCACGCTAAAGCTTCCAAAGACGCAAAAAAGAAAGATGAGTAAACAAATACTGATAGAAACCAGAACATTTTCACCCCGTCCTTCATCTCTATTAGAGGTAAAGAAGCAGGGAAATCAAACTTTTGTTGAAGGTATTTTAGCTACAGCAGAGGTTAAAAATGGTAATGGTAGGTTTTATTCCAAAGACATTTGGGAAAGAGAACTGGACAAGTACCAGGACCTTATAAACAATAACAGAGCTATTGGTGAGTTGGATCATCCAGAAACGGGTGTAATCAACTTACAAAATGTATCTCATAATATTAAGAGTGCAGATTGGGATGGAGATCATGTAGTGGGAACTATTGAGATTTTACCAACACCAGCAGGGAACATTCTTAAAGCACTTATTGACAATGGTATTTCAGTAGGAGTATCATCAAGAGGAGAAGGTTCGGTAAAACAAATAGGAGAAGTACTAGAGGTACAGGATGATTTCAATCTTATTTGCTGGGATTTTGTGTCTACACCTTCAAATCC